CCTTTTTTTCGCCTATAGTGCGTATGTTGGTTATAAGGGATAGATATGATTAGTGTTGAGTTAGAAAAGGGTGTGCCGTTGCCTGTAGCTCGGCAGAAGTACCCGTACAAGGAGATGGATGTTGGGGACTCGTTCTTTGTGAACGGTGGTGGGATACAGAACGTGTGTAATCAGAATTACCGGATGGGCAAGAAGTTAGGGATGAGCTTTATCGCTAGGAAGGAAGGCGATGGGGTGAGGGTATGGAGAGTTAGTTAAGGGGATAACGGTGAGTGCAAAGCTATTGGATTACTTGAAGGCACGGTTTCATGTTGAAACTGACGGCGACTTAGCCAAAGAGATTGGCACATCTGCGCCGACCATATCGCGGGTGAGGATGGGTCATAAGCAGATAACGCCCAAGTTGATACTGGGCATACATGAGGCGTTTGAGATGCCGATTAAAGATATTAAGGCAATGTTGAATGGGGGCGGTGATGACAGAGCAAATTAGTAATTTGATGCCGATAGCGGCAGAGGATGTAAAGAAGGCGTACATGGAACGGGTGTATGCGATGAGTCATGCAGAGTTGTTTCATGAGTTGATGCGGGTGCATACGGAGTCAGCGAAGCTGTTGCAGACCGTTCATGAGGAAAATGAGCGTTTGAAAGATACGCTTGAGCGACTACAAACAGTCAACTGACCGCTACGCTGAAGAACTGCGGCTGTCGAGAGGCATACTGAAGACAGAGATGCAGAGGGCGATACGGGCAATTTCCCCGGCAGAGAAGCGGGAGTTGCTGGCTTTGTGGAGAGAACACTATTCGCCGTCGTTGGCTGCCGAGTTATTGCGCGTAGCCAAGAATCCAGAAGCGCGGGTCAGGATTGCAAATTGGAGTCTGACCGAGTTTGACACGCAGCGTCGAAAGCATCGATGAAATTTAATCTAAAGCAGTTTTACCAGTTCTGTTCGCAGTTAAAGATTGAAACCAAGGAACAGGGCTTGCGCCGCATGGACAACCTGTTGGGAACCCAAACCTATGTGATGAATGAGATTGCATCGGGTTTGGAGGAAGACATTCATTTCTTTGTGATACTGAAAGGCCGTCAGCTTGGTATCACGACCATTTCACTGGCTCTCGACCTTTACTGGCACTTTATACACAATGGACTCCAAGGCACACTCACCACAGACACCGAAGAAAACCGAGATATGTTCCGGTCAACCCTTGCCATGTATATGGAAGGTTTGCCTAAAGAGTATCGCATCCCCTTGGTCGCTCACAACCGTAACCAGCTTTCGCTCAAGAATCGAAGCCGCCTCTTTTATCAAGTCGCGGGGTTACGGGCCAAGGGCAGTCTTGGTCGCGGAAAAGCCATCACTTTCTTACATGGCACTGAAACATCGTCTTGGGGAGATGAAGAAGGTCTAGCCTCCTTGCTGGCCTCGCTTGCACAGACCAACCCAAATCGTTTGTATATCTTTGAGTCCACCGCCCGTGGCTTCAATATGTTCCACGATATGTATGTCACAGCTAAGAGGGCGTTGAACCAACGTGCCATCTTCTGTGGCTGGTGGCGAAATGAGTTCTACTCTGCTGACCCGTCTTCCAACATCTACAAGGTGTATTGGGACGGCAAACTGACCGGCGAGGAAAAGGAATGGACACGGGACATTAAGAAGCTCTACAACTTTGAAATAACGTCTAGACAGCTTGCGTGGTGGCGCTGGATGATGGCGGAAGGCATCAAAGACGATGCCCTGATGTATCAGGAGTTTCCGCCGACAGAAGACTACGCTTTCATCATGACGGGGACTAGCTTCTTCTCAAACGCCCGTTGCACGGATGCCATGAAGTTAGCGAAGAAGATTGACCATGACAATTATCGGTACGTCATGGGCGTGAACTTTCAAGACACAGAAGTTAAGCCGTCAACCGAGAAGATGGGAACATTGAAGGTATGGGAGGAACCCGTTGATACGGCTTATTACGTTATTGGTGCAGACCCTGCTTATGGTAGCTCTGATTGGGCTGACCGCTTCTGCATTCAGGTCTTCCGTTGCTATGCTGATGGGATGGAGCAAGTCGCTGAGTTCGCGTCACCGGAGATGAACACCTACCAGTTCGCGTGGGTGATTGCCCACCTTGCTGGCGCTTACAAGAACTCGACAGTCAACTTGGAAGTCAATGGGCCGGGACAGGCCGTCATCAACGAAATGAATAACCTAAAGAGACAAGCCGTCGCCCTCGGCGGCAAAGTCGCTAAAGACTTGCTTGATGTCTTGGGTTCGATGCAAAACTACATCTGGCGACGCAATGACACGATGGGTGGCCTATCAAACTCTATCGGCTTCCTGACCACCGCTGCGACTAAAGAACGCATGATGAACTACATGAAGGATTTGTTCGAGCGCGGGATGTTAGCGATTTATTCAGAAGAAACGATTGAGGAAATGAAGACCATCGTGCGGGACGGGGGTTCAATTGAAGCCTCTGGACGCAACAAGGATGACCGAGTGATTGCTACCGCCCTAGCCTGTGTTGCCTTTTCTGAACAAGTCCAGCCACGGCTAATCAACATGAAGTACACCCGCGAAGTAGCAAGAGCGCAAGATGAGAAGACCGCTGAACAAGTCGCTGTCGGCAGAAGCGTTGCAAACTACTTAAAGGCGATAGGCGTTTATGGAGCATAAAGACTTAACCATAGTTTCTGTCTATGGACACAACGATGGGTCAGGGGCGTTGCCGTCTATCGTTCGCAGTATGCGCGAGTTGCCGGGGTCAAAGGGTTTGCTGTTGTCTGTTGAACGCCCGAAGGAGATGCCTGATGGCGTAGCGTGGCGCAAGATTTACCCGCTAGGGTATCGGGAATACTCGACATTCATGCTGCATTGTTTGTACGCTCACATTGAGTCCGAGTTCTGTCTTGTCGTGCAGGATGATGGATGGGTCTTGGATGGTCGCAACTTCAAGCCGGAGTATTACGACTATGATTACATCGGTGGAATTACTCATGCTGGTCTTGTTGGTGATAGCCTTCTTTTGGGCTTTGGATGGGTAACGCACCCTGACGCTGTGCTAGTGCAGAACGGTGGCTTCTCATTGCGTAGCCGCCGCTTCTTGGAAGCCTCGAACAAACACGGCATAGCCCAAGCCTTCTCCGGTGAAATACATCTCTGGAACGAAGATGTACAACTGTCGTGTCTGCGCCGGTCTTGGTTTGAAGAACTTGGCTACCGCATTGCCCCGCCAGAGGTTGCCAAGGAGTTCTCGCTAGAACATCTAGCCCCTGACTTTCACGATGACTTGGATTTCAACAAGTTGCTCGGACATCACGCCACTAGCCGCCGCCTCATCAAAGACAACGAAATACTCGTCAGAGGCCAATCAAAGGATTGGTATCGGGAAGCAGAGTTTTTATCGTTCTTGCAAAGCAAAGGTTACGTTTTGAACTATGCCCACGAAAGCACATACCAAGGTTGAACTGATAGCGCTGATGCGCCGGTTTATCAGAAACAAGGACAGAGGCATCTCTATCAAGTTGTTTTGCCAAGTCGCTGGCCTCGACAAGTTCCATTTCTTAGACATTTTTTGGTATCGCACCGTGCCGCTGACCGAAAAGATGCAAATACGGGTGTCTAAAGCATATGAAGCATGGCGTGACGGCAAATTAGCCATTATGCAGAACCGTAACCGCACCAAGTTTGTGGATTACCGGGAAACACCGAAGCCAAGGGTGCTGCCGACCACGCAATTACAAATGGTTAATGGGAGTATTAAGATTAAAGTAGGTATGAGGAATATAGACGATTATTCGCAGCAACCAATTTTAGAAGGGGATGACTATGCCGGTACTGCATGACTATAAATGCCCACGCCACGGCTATTTTGAGTCGATGAAAGCCCAATGTCCGATGAAAGACTGCCATGAGGAGGTCTTTGTGGTCTATTTGCAGCCTCCGGGCTTAATGTCGGACAAAACTAAGAAGAATGACAAGACAATCAAGCAATTAGCAATGGATTTCGACATGACAAATGTGAAATCCGCGAGAGAAGGCGAAAATCAGGCAGGTTTCTTTACAAGAAAGAACAAAACCTCGAAAAAGCAGCTTGAGAAGGAAGCCGCAGCCGCTGCCGAGCAAAATAACCAGCCTAAACCGAGAGATTCCGTGATTTGGGGTGGTGACAACCGTTATTCGATGAGCAACATGCTAAGAGGTGGGGCGGTACGCTCTGTGGCTGGCGAATCGGTAACTTTTAACCCAAAAGATGCAGGAAACTTGACAGGCCCGAAGACGGCGAGTTATATAGCCGACCATGAACAGTTGAAAATAAAACAATGAGGATACCTAAAGGCGACGACGAACGGGAGTTTTTCTACCGTGACCTCATAGAGAAGTGCATGGTGTCCTTGCCTGACCGCAAGGGCGACTATACCGCTTTGCGCTCTTGGTTTTTGTTCGGTGCGGGGCCGGAAGAACAACCGGCAATGTTCAATAAGATTTATCCGCACATCGACCAGCTTACCTCATTCCTGTATTCCGCAGAAACCACTCGCTTCTCTATCAATCTCGGCGCAGCCGTTCCAGACCAAGAACATATCAAGGTTCCTCGGCTGGCCGCAGCACTTAACGATGAATGGCTAAACTCAAACGCTGACCAAGTATTTAGCTCTGCGCTGACTTGGTCGCTGGTGTTTAACACGACATTCATCAAGCTGGTCTACAACAACGGCATTCACCCCTACATGGTCGAACCATCATCGGTTGGCGTGTTGCGCGAAGACGTTGCATACACCGACAGACAAGAAGCGTTAGTTCAAACCTATTACATTACCAAATCTGATTTATACAATAGATTGTATTCACACCCAAAGCGCGAATCGATTGTGAAACGAATCACAACGAATGTTCACACCAAGACTGAAGACATACCTGAAGGTCTTGACCGCATCATGACTTCCCAAGTCAACCCCACCATTTACGGCAATGTCAACCTAGACCTGTACGGCATGAACCGATACAAGGCACGGGTTGCCGAAGATACCGTCAAGATGTATGAACTGTGGGTTTGGAATGATGAGATTTCTGACTATCAGGTAGTCACGATGGCTGAACCGGACGTATTTATTTACGACCGTCCGGGCGCATCGGTGTTCTTGCGCGGTGAACTACCCTTTATACAGATTTGTCCGAACCCGCAGTTTGACTACTATTGGGGTCAATCTGAAGTGCAGCGGTTGTTATTGCTGCAAGGTATGCGGAATGTTCGCATGACGGAAATTCTTGATTTGCTTTCTAAGCAAGTTTCTCCACCCAAGGTGTTCTCTGGCTTCATGGGCATTACGGACGAAAAAGCCTTTGCGCTCAATCGTCCCGGCACTCATGTCAGTTCGGATATGCCTAACGCGAAGGTTGATGCGTTAGCGCCAGAGATGCCAAGTTCACTGTTTGAGGTGATTCATGAAGTGGATGCAATGTTTGCTGAAGCCTCTGGAATTTCAAGTGTTCTGTCTGGTCGTGGTGAGCAAGGTGTACGCTCCGCTGGTCATGCTTCTCAACTGGCCCGTCTTGGAAGTTCTCGCGCAAAGAAACGGGCGCTAATCGTTGAAGACAGCCTTGAGAAAGTGGCAACGCTGTACTTAAAGCTGATGCAAGCCTACGACAACACCCACTTTGTTGACGAAGAAGGCAATAAGTTCATTCCAGAACAGTTTACAAAAGATTATGTTGTTAAAGTGGATGCACATAGCAACAGTCCTATCTTTACCGAAGATATGCGGCAACTTGCGTTTAATATGTATAAGGCGCAAGCTATCGACAGAGAGTCTTTGATAGATTTGCTTGAACCGCCGATGAAACAGTTGTTGAAAGACAAGTTGAAGAAGCGGGAACAGCAGCAAGCGCAGCAGCCGCCCCAACAACCGCAGGGAAAACCTGATTTGAAAGCCGTGGGGGAATAATGGCGCAAAAACCAGATTACTCGCCAAAAGCTGACCAGCCGTTAGCACAAACCCGTGACCTAAAGCGTACTGAAGCCCCGGCGAGTATTCAGTACCGTGTCACAGGCATCAAAACCATGAATCCCCGGCAGACTCGTCGAGAAGGCCGGATGTTTACTCGATAGGAGAAATCATGATGTACAAGAAAATGAAGCGCGGTCGCAAGACCCGTCGTTAATTCCCCCGCAAGGGATGGGGTATGGCTGACTTCCCCTGTAAAGTTGGCCGCATTTTGTGGAGGTCATCATGGCACGCAAAGGTCGCAAAGGTCGTAAAGGCCGCAAGTAATCCCTAGCGGATTAACCCAACGGGGGAGGGGTGATGCTCCCCCACTTGACAACTTTTTATAGTCTGGTCTAATCACGCCGAATCAGACGATAAAGGATAGCTATGAGTGTCCCACCGGATAAGTTGATGGAAATGATTAGCGCACAGCGTGGTTCGCCAGCGCCTGAAATGCCTAATCCGGCAGACGTTGAACCTGCTATGTCTGACCCAACGACTGCGCCAATGAGTGCGCCGATGTCTACACCGGAACCCAAGATGGGCAACCGTGAAGGCGCGATGGTCAACTTGTCGATGGCAATGGATTTGATTGAACAAGCGTTGCCGAGTCTTGGCAGCGAAACACCAGAAGGCCAAAAAGCATTAGCCGCTATCCGTCAGTTGACGGGACTGATTGGCCCCCGCAAACAAAAGACACGCGAATTGCAACAATCTGAAATTATCCAGTTGTTGCAAAACTTGCCAAATGCCGGTGGTGGAACCCCTGAAGGTCGCCTCATGGCAGCGGCCCCCGCTGTTCCGAACCTCCCACCAATGCCCGGAGCTGCGCCGTCACCGATGGCAATGCCCGGAGCTGGTGGTGGTGGTGCTTCTCCAACTCCAACTCCGATGTAAGGAAAAATCATGGATTTGTTCAAACCCCGTGGCGCAAACAACGTGCGCCGTCCAACGGACAACCAGCAACAAAACGGTGTCGTCACCAACACTCCGCGCTTTGCGGAATTCGGCGGCTTGTCTTCCGGCAACAAGATTGGCGCGAAGAACAAGATGGCAGTACAAAAGCCGGGTGATGGCAAAAAAGTAATTTAATTTATTTAGGGGATAGCTATGAGTCTCGAAGATGTGTCTTATGAGCAGCGCGACCAACTCGCTGCTTTAATGCGTGAGCTTTCGGATAATCCAGCAACGCGAAAAGAAGTGTTGCGCTTGACGAAGAAAATCAAGCCTGACCTTGTGATTCCAGAGCTAGATATTGAAGAAACCACAACTAACGCTGTAGGCGAGACTCGTAGGGAACTCGAAGCGATGAGAGCAGAACTGGCTCAAAAACGCGCAGAGGAAGACCTAGAACGTCGCCGGAACTCGCTAATCCGCAAGGGCTATGCAGCGTCCGACGAAGATGTTGAGGAGATTGAAAAAGTCATGCTCGAAAAGAAAATTGCAGACCATGACACCGCAGCGGAATACTGGCAATGGATGAAGCAATCTGCTGCACCCACGCCAACGGGTTACAACCCGTCAGCCATCAACAAGTTTGACTTGTCGAAGTATTACAAGAATCCTGTTGGTGCTGCCCGTGACGAAGCTGCAAAAGCACTCCAAGAGTTGCGAAAAAATTCGCGGCCCATTGGGTTTTAATCAGGGGATAAGTTTCCAAGGAGAATGAAATGCCTATTGGTGGCGGTATCATTCCAGCAACGGGAAGTACGCAATACACCGAGCTAACCTACGTTACTCGTCGGGCGTTCATTCCCAAGCTGGTCGTACAACTTTACAACTCAACCCCGCTGATGGCGGCTCTGATTGCTAATTCGCAACAGGCTTCCGGCGGTGTTTCTTCCGTAACCGTTCCAGTTCAGGGCGCTCAGTTTGTAAACGCACAATGGTCGGACTACTCTGGTTCTTTCAACCAGCCAGCAGTTCAGCAAGGTGCATTTAACGCTGAATTTGACCTGAAACTGATGATTGCCCCGGTTCCGTTCCTTGGAATGGAAGGTGCAGTTCAGCAAGACGCAGCCATTATTCCGCTGATTGAAGCGCGGATGAATGACGCTACTAACGTCATGATGGATGCAATGGCAACTGCGCTGTACACCAACAGCACGAACACGCAGCAGTTTACCGGTCTACCAGCAGCAGTTTCTGCTTCTGGCACTTACGGTAACATCAGCCGTTCGGCTTATAACTGGTGGCAATCGAAATCATACTCGGCTGGCAACGTCAACCCGACCCGCCAGAACATCCTGCAATACATCTCCGGTACTGTAAAGAACGGCGCTGAAGTTCCGACTTTTGGCGTTTGCGGCTTTGGTACTTGGACGCTATTGGCGCAAGACTATGTTGGTCAAGAGCAATACGTCATCACTCCGGGTTCCGGCTTTGATGGCGA